AGAGATATGTTTACATTGGACCAGACCCTTAAAATTGCAGAAGCCACTTTGTCTTTTAAATTATATTTAATGGAACAAGCTCAAGAAGCTAATTTATTAAAATCAAAAGCAGAAAATTATAGTGCTGAAGTAACTATGGATGCTAGTAAAAACATAAGTGCTGGAACTGGTTCTATAGGTAAATTTGTTTCTACATTAGGTCCTATCGCTGGACCTATTGCTTATGGAGCTATGATTGTTGGTATGATTGCAACAGTAGTCAAAGCAAGAAAAACAGCTAAAAATGCAATAAAAAATTTAGTTCCATCAGCAAGTGTTGGTGGAGATGGAGGAGGTTCTACTCCTAGTGTACAAGCTCCTGCGTTCAATGTAGTAGGTGCTACACAAGAAAGTCAATTAGCTCAAGCTATATCTGGTGCTGACTCTAAACCATTAAAAGCATTTGTAGTAGCTTCAGATATATCAACAGCACAAGAACTTGAACGTAGTACGATAGAAGGTGCTTCAATAGGATAACAAAACAAAATAGACCGAGTAGGGTTATTTAAGTATGGAAAAAATAATAGAACTTATTATAGACGAGGAAAATGAAATTAGTGGTATCGAAGCTATATCTATCGTTGAAAACCCAGCAATAGAAGAAGACTTTATTGCATTAAAAGAACACAAGGAAGTTATACTTGCTGAAGTAGATGCAGAGAAAAGGATTCTTATGGGTCCTGCTCTTATTCCTAATAAAAAGATATTTAGAAAAGGAGAAGATGATGATACTGATTATTACATATATTTCTCTGAAGATACTGTAAGAAAAGCATCTGAATTATTCTTTATTAAAAGCAAACATCAGAACTCTACATTTGAACATTCATTTGAATTAAGTGATATGTCTGTAGTAGAGTCTTGGCTTATAGAAGACCCAGAGAAAGATAAAGCTGCTGCTTATGGATATGACTTGCCAAAAGGTACTTGGATGGTTTCTATGAAAGTATTAAATGATGAAGTGTGGAAAGCAGTAAAAGAAGGAGAAGTAAAAGGATTTTCTATAGAAGGATATTTTGCTGATAGTATGGAAAGACCTAAAGAAAGTATAGAGGAAAATGCTTGTTCTGATTGTTTAGATGAACTGAACGCAGAATATGAACTAGCAGAAGTATTAGCATCTTTAACTGAAGATGTAGAATTAGAGTCTTATGGTGGTTATCCTCAATCAGCAAAAAACAATGCTAAAAGAGGTATTGGATTAAATGAAAAGTTAAATAATAAATGTGCAACTCAAGTTGGTAAGGTTAGAGCTAGACAACTTGAAAAAGGAGAAAATTTTACATTACCTACTCTTAAACGCATATACTCGTATTTATCTAGGGCATCTGCTTATTACAAGCCAGGTGATAATGAAGCTTGTGGAACTATATCATATTTATTATGGGGTGGTAAATCAATGCTTACTTGGGTAACATCTAAATTAAAAGGTCTTGATGCTATTGAAGCATCTTCTACAATTATAGACGGTAGAGCTGCCTACTCAACACAAGAGGAAGCAGAACAAGCTGCTGAAGATATTGGATGTTCAGGTTATCATACACACGAGTACGAAGGTGATGTTTGGTATATGCCCTGTGAGGAACACAATTTAAAACTTCCTTGCACAGAAGGGTATGAGCAGATAGGTATGAAAGATAAAGACGGTAGGAAAGTACCTAATTGTGTTCCAATAAAATGAAAAGAAATAAAAACGCTACAGTAAGCCATTCTTCACCAAAAGTTTCGTCAAGAGGTTGTTTATGCCCTGATGGCAAGACATATTCTAAAAAGTGTTGCGATGGAACTTTACAAGCTCAAGGAATTGGTAAAGTTTGAAATCCAAACAAAATAAATTTAATCAGTAATAACTATAAATAAGTATCTTATGAAAGCAAGTGAAATTGTAACAAAAATCAAAGATGTTCTTTTATCAACTAATTCAGAAGAAGTAAACACTCCTGATGTTGAATTAAAGGACGAAGCTCCTAAAGCTAAAAAACCTGCTAAGGTTGAAGCTAAAGAAGCTAAAGAGGAAACTCCTAAAGCAGAAGTTAAACAAGTAACTTATTCTGCTGAAGAAGAATATCAAGAAGAAGCTGAACTTATGCCTGAAGAAGCACCAGTAATGGAATATGCTACTAAGGACGAAGTTGCAGAGCTTAAGTCTATGGTAGAAAAACTAAGAGGTATGATTGAAGCTAAAGAGGAAGCTAGAGAAGAAATTCCACAAGAATTATCTTCTGAAGAACCTGCTGAAGCTATATCTCATTCACCTGAGAACGAAGTAGGTGAAAAAATGGGTACAAGATATGCAGTTAATGCAAATCAAAATACTACTTACAATAGAGTATTAAACGCAATATCTAATAATTAATCTTTAAATAATTTAAAATGTCACAAACAATAACAACTTCAAATAGCGTATTGAGAGCAAGGTCAAAACAAGAAACTTTGACGACTACTCAAGATATAAGTGCTAATCAAGCTGGTTCTGAGTTTAACATTGCAACTGATGCAAAAGTTATGACTTTACCTGCTATTGACGCAAACAATATCGGAATGGAATTAACATTTCGTAATACAGGAGCTGATGGTAATAACACTATCACATTATCACCTGCTGCTGCTGATGGTATTAATGGTACTATTGCAAACGCTGCTGCTGATTCTGTAGCAAGTGGAACTGCAAACAAAGATTTAGTAAACACAAAAGCAACTGCTAACAAGGGAGATTGGTGTACAATCAAAGCTGTAGCTGCAGGAGCTTGGTACATTACTGGTGGTGTAGGAATCTGGGCATCAGAAGCGTAATTAATAATTAATAATATAAATATTTAAAAAATGGCAACAACTAATAATTTAACAACTACTTACGCTGGTGAATTTGCTGGGAAATATGTATCTGCAGCTCTATTATCAGGTAAAACTTTAGCAGAAGGTAATATAACAATTAAACCTAATGTTAAATTCAAAGAAGTAATGAAAAAAGTATCAACTGATGACATCGTAAAAGATGCTTCTTGTGACTTTGACGCAACTTCAACATTAACTCTAACAGAGAGAATATTAACTCCAGAAGAGTTTCAAGTTAACTTACAATTATGTAAGAAAGACTTTAGAAGTGATTGGGATGCGATTTCTATGGGCTATTCGGCTTTTGATAATCTACCTCCATCTTTCTCTGACTTCTTAATCGCACACGTTGCAGATAAAGTAGCTCAAAGAATGGAAAACAACATCTGGTCAGGAACTAACGCTAACGCTGGACAATTCGATGGGTTCACTACAACTTTAACTGCTGATGGTGACGTTGTAGACGTAGCTGCAGGAGCTGTTACTTCAGCAAATGTAATAACAGAGCTTGGTAAAATTGCTGACGCTGTTCCTTCTGCTGTATATGGGTCTGAAGACTTATTCATCTATGTATCAAACAATATCTACAGAGCTTATGTAAGAGCTTTAGGTGGTTTTGCTACTAACGTAGGTGCTGCAGGTACAGATGCTAAAGGTACACAATGGTTCAACGGTGGAGCTTTAACATTTGACGGTATTAATATCGTAATGGCTTCAGGTTTAGCTAACAATACAGCAGTAGCTGCTGAGAAATCAAACTTATTCTTCGGTACAGGTTTAATGTCTGACCAAAATGAAGTAAAAGTAATTGATATGGCTGACATTGATGGAAGCCAAAACGTAAGAGTGGTAATGAGATTCACAGCAGGTATACAACACGCTATTGGTTCTGATATTGTTCTTTACTCTTAATAACTAAAATTGTATAACATAAAAAGGGTAGGTGGCAATTTACTACCTACCTTTTTTTATAAAAAAATAATAATATGGCTTGTGATTTAACATTAGGAAGAAAAGAACCTTGTAAAGATGTCGTTGGTGGCATTAAAAACCTTTATTTTGTTGATTTTGGTGATTTAGGTACTGTAACGCTTACAGATGATGAAATTACTAATATGACTGGTGCTTCAGGTGCATTAACTGCACGTAAGTATGAGTTAAAAGGTAATTCGTCATTAGAGCAAACAGTAAACTCATCAAGAGAAAACGGAACTACATTTTATGAGCAAACATTAAATGTAACACTTAAAAAACTGTCTAAAGCAGACAATAAAGAGTTAAAATTAATGGCTTATGGTAGACCTCATATTGCTGTTGAAGATTACAACGGAAACTTTATGATGGTTGGTTTAGTAAACGGTGCTGACGTATCAGGAGGTACTGTAGTAACTGGTGCTGCAATGGGAGACCTTAGTGGATATACATTAACATTAACTGGTATGGAAACAACTCCAGCTAATTTTATGAAACACACTTCTGGTCAATTAGTATTTAACTCAACAGATTTTGCTGGGTTATCTGGTACTATAACTATTACAGAAGGTACTAACTCTTAAACAGAGTAGGTTCTTAAACATAGAAAGAGGGGACTTTTATAGTCCTCTTTTTTTTTGAACATAATTCAACATAATAGGTTATATAAGTATGATAAGATTATCGCCAACAGCTAACGCACAATC